GTCACTCTAGGGTATCATAGATTATTATCACATAGATCATTTAAAGTTCCTCAATGGTTGGCAAGATTCTTTGCTACATGTGGAGCATTAAGTGCAGAGTATGGACCTGTTACATGGGTAGGTTTACATAGACAACACCATAAACATTCTGATAAAGCACTTGATCCTCATAATGCCAAGAGAGGAATTTGGTGGAGTCATATTGGATGGATGTTTGTTAGAGTACCTGGTGAGAAAAGAGTTCGTAGGTATGCTGGTGATATGAGAAAGGATCCTTATTTTATATGGTTAGATAAATATTTTCTTTTCTTACAAGTTCCCTTAGGTCTTACTCTTTATCTTTTAGGTGGATGGTCTTATGTATTGTGGGGTATATTTTTAAGATTAGTTCTCGTATATCATGTAACATGGTTAGTTAATTCTGCCACTCATGCATGGGGTACAAGAGCATATGATACTGAGGATAGTTCCCGTAATAATAAGTGGGTAGCAGCACTTACATTTGGTGAAGGATGGCATAATAATCATCATGCTTATCCTAGTTCTGCTAAACAAGGATTACAACGTGGACAGATTGACTTAACATGGTATCATATAGTATTATTAAAGAGATTAAGATTGGCAACTAACGTTAGAATATTTTAATAATGGATTTTCTTAAAGATATTGTAAAAGAGATTGGAGATGACTTCACCCAACTCGCAGCAGACATTGACGGAGAAGAAAGATACATCGACACCGGTTCGTACATCTTTAACGGACTGGTTAGCGGTTCCATTTTTGGCGGCGTATCTTCTAATAAGATTACTGCCATTGCTGGCGAGTCTAGTACTGGCAAAACTTTTTTCTCGCTCGCAGTGGTTAAGAACTTCCTTGATTCTAATCCTGATGGTTATTGTCTGTATTTTGATACGGAATCCGCTGTTAATAAAGGATTACTTGAATCTCGTGGGGTTGATTTAAATCGTACTGTCGTTGTTAATGTAGTTACTATTGAGGAGTTTAGATCGAAGGCACTTAAAGCAGTTGATAAATATCTTCAGATGCCCATAGAGGAACGCAAGCCGTGCATGTTTGTGTTAGACTCACTGGGAATGCTCTCAACAGAAAAAGAGATTAGAGACGCACTTGATGATAAACAAGTTCGGGATATGACTAAATCCCAACTGGTCAAAGGTGCGTTTAGAATGTTAACACTTAAACTAGCACAAGCAAATGTCGCGCTCATTGTCACAAATCACACGTATGATGTCATCGGAGCTTATGTTCCAACTAAAGAAATGGGAGGAGGTAGTGGACTCAAGTACGCAGCGAGTACAATCATTTATCTCGGAAAGAAAAAGGAGAAGGATGGAAAGGAAGTCATCGGAAACATTATCAAAGCTAAGACAGCAAAGTCGCGTTTAAGTAAAGAGAATAAACAAGTTGAGATACGTCTTTATTATGATGAACGTGGTCTTGATAGGTACTATGGTCTTTTGGAACTGGGAGAGATTGGTGGACTCTGGAAGAATGTAGCGGGTAGATATGAGATAAACGGTAAGAAGATTTATGCCAAACAGATACTTGCTAGCCCTGAAGAATATTTTACTCCTGAGGTAATGCAGGCTTTAGATGAGACTGCAAAGAAGGAATTTAGTTATGGACAAGGTTGAGTTTCTAATTCTTAGAAACCTTTTATATAATGAAGAATATGTCCGTAAAGTACTTCCTTTTATAAAGGCTGATTATTTTGAGGATTATAATCAAAAGGTTGTCTTTGAAGAGATTGCAAAGTTTGTTGGAGAATATAATGAACCAGCAACCAAAGAAGTATTATGTATTGAGACGGAAAAACGTCAAGATATAAATGATACTTCTTTTCAGGAGATTACTAAACTTATTAGTTATTTGGAGGATGATCCTTCGGAATTTAATTGGTTAGTTAATACAACAGAAAAATGGTGTAGAGATCGTGCTATATACTTAGCATTGATGGAATCTATTCAACTTGCGGATGGAAAGGATGAAGAAAAAGATAGAGATGCCATTCCTAATATTTTATCCGATGCTCTTGCAGTATCTTTCGATACGCACATTGGACATGATTACTTAATTGATTATGAAGAAAGGTATGAATCGTACCACAGGAAGGAAGACAAGATCGAATTTGATCTTGAATACTTCAACAAAATTACGAAAGGGGGTTTACCGAATAAGACTCTCAACATTGCTCTTGCTGGCACAGGTGTTGGAAAGTCTTTATTCATGTGTCATGTGGCAAGCTCAGCTTTGCTCCAGGGAAAGAACGTCCTCTACATCACTCTCGAAATGGCAGAGGAAAAGATTGCGGAGAGGATCGATGCTAATTTACTTAATATCCCAATACAAGATATAACAGATCTTCCTAAGGTCATGTATGAGGGTAAGGTAACCGATTTAGCAAAGAAGACTCAAGGAACTCTTATAATTAAAGAATACCCTACTGCATCGGCACACAGTGGGCATTTTAAAGCATTACTTCAGGAACTTGCCTTGAAAAAGTCATTCAAACCTGATATAATATTCATTGACTACTTAAACATTTGTGCATCATCTAGATACCGTGGAAACTCAACAGTCAACTCTTATTCCTACATTAAAGCAATTGCAGAAGAACTTCGCGGATTGGCAGTGGAAGCCAATCTTCCTATCGTCTCTGCCACTCAAACTACTAGGAGTGGTTACGGTAGTAGTGATGTTGAACTTACTGACACCAGTGAATCTTTTGGACTCCCTGCTACTGCTGATCTTATGTTCGCCCTTATTTCTACGGATGAATTGGAACCACTCGGACAGATAGTAGTTAAGCAATTAAAGAATCGTTATAATGATCCTACAATCAATAAAAGGTTCATTGTAGGAATTGATCGTGCAAAGATGAGATTATATGATTGTGAACAGAGTGCTCAGGAAGATATCGTTGACAGTGGACAAGAAGAAGAGTATACTCATAAACAAGAACCCAAAAAATCTTTTAGTGATTTTAAATTCTAATTATGGATAAAAAATATATTCATGATAAAGTTTTTTATCGGGTCTTTGATGAAAAAGGACAACAGTATTGTGATTGTGGATGGGAAAAACATGCACAAGAACTTATTGAGTTGAATAAGGATGTTCAAAAATTAACTTATAAAAGAATAGATCCACCTAAACCACTTCCCCCAACAACTGTTAATGTTGAGGCGGAGGTATTACCAGCGGATCCTCAATTAAAAGGACAGAAAATTTTATCACAAAGTGAATTACAACAATTAGAACTATGAAAGAAAAGAAATTTGTTCCGTATGTGGAACCAGAAAATACTTCATATTTAGAGTATGAAGTTCTGGGCAGAACTGTCCGAAAAGGAGTAGGTGCTGATGAGCATACTGTTAGAAGAGTTAAAAGATGTAAGGGTAATCCAGAAGAAATCTTTGAAACCGAAGAACATATCACTTATGAGGTTCCACATCCACAGGAAGAAGTGACAGTTAGTGATACTCAATCTACGAAGGTTGATCAACAAATTTTTAGAGATGATTTAAGAAGAGACAAATGACAGTAGACACCGCAAAGTATTTGGATTTCGTTGATGGAGTTACTAGTGAACCTAGTAAGGATTTTGCAATGCTCCTTAAAAGGATAACTGAACTGGAAGTAGAAGATGATTGTGATATCTCTCATCTTCTTACTGCGGCTCTTGGATTAACTGCGGAGGCAGGTGAGTTTACAGAAGTGGTAAAGAAAATTATTCTTCAAGGTAAACCTTATAATAAGGATAATGTATTTCATCTCAAACGTGAACTAGGAGATATTTGTTGGTATATTGCTCAGGCATGTATGGCACTTGATACGACCTTTGATGAGATCATTGAGATGAATGTAGAAAAATTAAAGGCACGTTATCCAGGAGGAGAGTTTGATGTTCATAAATCTGAGAATCGTAAGGATGGAGACTTGTGATATAGACTAAATAAAAGAAAAAGTGTTTTGAGCAATGGATTCCAAAAATTTTACTGGATTAGAAGACGCATATAAGCTCATCTATTCTGAAGCTAAAAAAGACGAGTCTCCTGAGAAGGAAGAAGAGGATCGTAAAAAAGACGATGATCTTTTTGGATCTCCTAATAAAAATGGTAATGGTAAAAATGGTAATGGTAAGAATGGAGATGATAATGGGAAGAATGGTAAGAAGAAGGCAAAGCGTTGGTGGGATGATGATGGTGATGGAAAGGGATATGAAAAAGGTGAGGTAAAGAAAGAAGCTTACACTTTAACTAATGCTGATAAAGCAGGGAACACCAAAGCATGGCAAGATAGAGATAAGAAGAATGTAAAGACTGGTGAACCTCTTTATAAAAAAGCATCTCACATGAATGAAGAAGATCTTCAAGAGAAGCATAAAGACACTCCTTTACAAGTAGCAGCAGTTATCGATAAGGATAGGGCAAAGAAAGCTACTGATGATGCTACCTATGATAGGATGCATGGTAAGAATAAGAAAGCAGATGAAGATGAAAGGTATTCCAAGTGGGAACGCTATAAGATGAAGCGTGATGCTCAGAGAGCAGGTCATCCTTGGGAACATGCTAAGGGATCTACCACTGAGAAAGAAGGTAAGAAGAGTGAAAAGGCAAAGAGAGTTTATGATCCTCTTCATAATAAAGAAGAAGTTCTTTGGGATGTAGTTGCTGATGCACTAACTGATCTTCATGAGGTAGGGGGAGTTAAGTTTAAGGTTGTTCCTTTCGATATGGAAGAGGACAAGAAATGGATTCAAGGTGCAGTAAAGCGTCCGGGTGCATTCACTAGGAAAGCAAAAGCACATGACATGCCCGTTCAGAAATTTGCTAAGTATGTTGATGACCATCCTGATAAGTTTGATACTCGTACTAAGAGACAAGCAAACCTTGCTCAGACTTTTGCGTCAATGAAGAAAGAAGGTGCTGATATTCAGGCACTAGCTAATTTCTTTATTAATGAAGGTGCAGATGAAGAAGCAGTAAATCATGTTCTTGCTAATTGGGTAGTAACCAAAGAAGATTATTGGATGGAATTTGAGGAAGGTTACCAACGTAACCCAGAAAAGGGTGAAGAAGAAGAAAGGAAAAGGAATAAGAGGGTTCCTGGAGAAAGAACTCCTATGCCACCAAGAGGTGATAAGCGTAGAGAAGAGTTTGAAAGGTGGTATGCTGCTAACGTGAGATAAATATCACGTAGTATGCTATAATATGGAGAGTGATTTATGTTACACATGAGAGAACAATTAATTGCAGCTGTTAAAGCTCATGCACAAGGTGAAATTGCAAAGCATCGAGCAAATGTTAATGTTTACTTAGAGCATCCTGCGGGTATTGGAGAGCACTCCGATATTACTGAGGCAATCCAAGTAGAGTTGGATAAGATTGCTCGTTACCATGACCAAGTTGAAGTTATAGATCACTACTTCAAAAGTTAGATGGCTGCACTAAAAATGGGGTCATCTCCTGATTTAGCGAAGACCCATAAAACTGGGGATTTGAAATATTGGCCTTCCTTTGTGTCAATGATTAGGGATAAGACTCCATTTAGAAAAGGTGCGAAGGGGGATAAAGGTTCAGTTATTATAGGGTTTAAATCGGTTGGGCAACAGAAAAAATTAGTTGCTGACATGGCTAAGTGTACCACTAGTCGTGAAGTTATTTCTTTTTTAAATTCTAAAAATTCTGAGATGCCTGTGGTTAATGGAGGTACAGTAAAGATAACGGAATTATGGAAAGAAAATGTAAAAGAATCTAAGGCATCGAATGTTGCTAAGGTTGGTGGTCGTGATACTGAAGTTTATAGTGAGATATTAGTTCAGTTTTGTTTGGCATATAGATTAATTTATGGTAAGAGAGCAACTCATGCTGATGTTTCTGATGGGGATGATTTTAAACCTAGTGTTTTAAGAGCAGTTAGACCCCGAATTGCAACCATTGGAAAGTATTCTCTTACTAATGCTACTGTAAGAAAGAATTTAAAAATATTTTCCAGACAGATTTCCGATAAGCAAGATACTTGGTTGGATAGTGCGAGTGCAACGGCTGAAGTATTAGTTTCTAGATTACCTATTCCCAGTAATGGAAAAATTTTCAATGATAAGATTTTTGGAACAGGAAATGCAATAGATCCTTATAGGGTTTATTTGGCTGCTAAAACGGGACTTCAACCGGATAAATGGAATCCTGCCGATATTTGGATTATAACCCCCCAGGGTGCTAGATCTTTACGTCATTTTAATCAAGTTGCGGCTGAGAGTGGAAAAGCAAGTGTTCCATTATTAAATAATTTTTTAATTAAGCAATATGATAAAAAAGATATTATCCCCATTTCTCTTAAGAAGACTAAAGCCGATCCTAAATTTCTTCATTATACTTTAATGAATAGTGATCAGTTTGTTGAAAGAATATCTTTTGGGAGGACCCGTAATCCTACCATTGAATTGACTAAGGGTAATAGGGATATGAAAATTAACTTCACTTTAGAAACTGTTGAATTGAAGAAAGGAGTAAATGCTAGGAATGCTCAATCTCAAATGTTTGGAAACATAGGAAAGGTGGTTCCCGGATCAGAAAAACATATTAGAATTAAGTATAATGCTAATAAGAAACAATTAGAATTGGAATATACTCAAACAAAAGGACCAAATATCAAACCAACAGCATTGGCAAAAATGGGATCTTTGGGTGGAGGGGCTTTTACTAAGATCATATCTGGAACATCATCTCAAGGAATTGCTGATTTAAATAAGATAAAGAAAAAACATCAAGAACAGTTGCCTTTAACAACAGGTGATATGTTTATTAGTCAACCAATTAAATTTACTCCTGAACAATATAATGAAATAGTTTCTTATATGAATGATATTTGGATGGAGGTCAATGGGGATAATATACCTGATATGAGATCTGATAGTTCCATAGGTAATAATGTTGGGTTTTTAAAAGATAAATTAATAGCATCTGAAATTTCTATATCAATTAATAATATTAGGAATGAAACGGTAAAGAGAAGGGTAGTCCAACATCTTTATAATGCTGCTGCTTCTATTGGACTTGGATCGGGTTTAAACAAAGAAGAAAGAGAATTAATGGAACAGAGTGGAATGGGACAATCTAATAAATTAAAATCTAAATTTATTGGTGGTCTACATGTAAAGGTGTACTAATAAAAGACACTAAATATAGGTATGAAGAATCTTTTACAATTCCTAACAGAGGCAGGAGCGTCGCAAGCGTCCGCGCAAGCGAAGAAACTTAACCTCAAGAGTGATGGTCACGGGTCCTGGTTTGATTCCCGTGGGAAATTGGTGGCGGTTACTGAGAAAGGTAAGTTAAAATTTACTAGTAAGAAGACTCCTGCACGGGATGAGTCTCCCGCACAGATCATGGGTCGCCGTCGTAAGGATGATGATCTATTTGGTTCTCCATTACAGAAAAAACCAGCACCAAAACCAAGAGCAAAAGCAAAACCAGAACCAGAAGGAAAGAAAGGGGATGGTGGTACATTAACTCTTGCCTTTGGTCGCTTCAATCCTCCTACTGTTGGTCATGAAAAACTTATAAGTGCAGCAGAAAAAGCATCTGTTGGTGGAGATTTAAAGATTTATCCTTCAAGAACACAAGATAATAAGAAGAATCCTCTTGATCCTGACATGAAGGTATCATATATGAGGAAAATGTTCCCTAAACATAAGGAACAGATCATTAATGACCCTGAAATGAAGTCAATTTTTGATGTTTTGGTTGCTGCATCAGAAGAAGGGTACAAAAATATCAATATTGTAGTAGGAGCAGACAGACAAGGTGAGTTTGAGAACCTTGCACAGAAATATAATGGTCAATTATATGATTTTGATCTCATTCGTACCATTTCTGCTGGTCCAAGAGAAGAAGATGCCACGGGTATTGAAGGAGTTTCTGCATCTAAGCAAAGAAAAGCAGTTGTAGATGATGATTTTAATGCATTTAAGAGAGGATTACCCAAAGGAATCAATGATGGTGATGCAATGGCACTGTTTAGTGCTGTTAGACAGGGTATGAAGATCAAAGCAGCAGCAAAAGTCAAAGAAGACTTTGCGGATTGGCAAATTGCTCCTCGTTATGATCAACAAACTTTACGTGAACACTATGTAACCAAGAAAATTTTTAATATTGGGGACATTGTAGAGAACTTAAACACTGGTTTAGTAGGTAGAATCCTTCGTAGAGGTACAAACTACTTGATTTGTGTTACCGAACAGGATAATATGTTTAAATCATGGATTAGAGATGTAATGGAAGCAGTAAAACCTGCATCAAAGACTGGTAAGTATGGTGTCGAGGCTAGTAAGAGAGAATTTGGAACAGATTCATATAGAGAGTATGCTCAATCAATGGTTCCAGGGCAAGAAAGCATTAGGAATTTCATAAATAAGTATAAGGCTAAAAAGGCTAAGAAGTAATCATGTCGTCAAATCCTTTAAATGACCTTTCTAAGGTCTATCTCGATCAAATTGCTAATGTCAAGAAGGCAGAGACAGAAGCGGATATAAAGAGATGGGAAGAGATAGGTGGTCCTACCCCTACTAACTATAAACCTACTGGTAATTCTGCAAAGATTAAAGCCACTAAGGAAACTTTTTCTAATTGGAGAGAAGAATTTATTGCAGAGTATGGAGATCCTTCTGCGGTAGCCGGTCCAGCATTTAAAGATGAGAAACAAGCAGAGAAAAAGGTCAAAGAAGTAAAGGGTATTAAAAATAAAATTAAAATTAATCCTAAATTACCCGAAGCCGTTGAGCAAATGGGTGGGGAATTAATTGAAGCAGTAGAAGTTGATCCTCAAATATTATCTGCTGTTGATTATTTCTATGAAGAAGGTATTAATGAAGAAGGAATAGATCAACTGATTGAAGAGATTGGACTTGAAGCATTTGTTGACTTTGTTGATGGTGGGGCTGTACAACTTAATGAAGAAAGAGCAGCAAGACGTGCTACTGTCAGGGCAAAGAAGTTTCCTCAAGTAAAAGCAGAAGTTGATAAGGCAGATGCTGCAAGAAGAAAAGCAAAGAAAGGAGAGTATGCTCCTTCATATGCGAAGAAAGAAACTGATGTTACAGTTTATGATGACAAACCTGCTGCTAAAAAGAAAGTAGCACCAAAGAAACCAGCAGCACCAGCAAAACCAGCTGCTCCTAAGAAACCAGCAGCACCAGCAAAACCTGCGGCACCCAAAAAACCAGTTGCTAAGAAGGTAGTTAAGGCAGTTGCTAAGGTTAAAAGGACTCAACCTGCTAAGAAACCATCTAAGGCAGGTTTAGCAGATAAAATACGTACTGCATACAAGAAAGGTATGGAGCGTCATAAGGCTGCCAGAGCAAAGGGTAGAGTACCAGAGAAACGTGCTAGGGAATTTGCATCAGGTGTTAAGTCTGGTGTGAAGACTGCTGTTAAGTTTGCGAGGGATGTTAAGAAGGTTGTTGGTGAAGCAACGGATGCTCAATTAAAGGCACAGGAGAAGGCAGTATTTGAGCTTGAAAAGAGAGAAGCAAATGCAGATAGGGCCAAAGCACTAAAAAAACGTGCAAAGGAAATCAGTGAAGCAACCGAATGTGAGTGTGATTGCGGACAAGATCCTTGCATAGAATGTGGTGAGAGTCATCATACTGTAAGTGAAGGTGCTAAGAAGAAAAAGAAAGGGCATAACTGTGCATCTAAGGTGAAGCATGAAGAGTATGGTATGGGAAGATGTATTAAAGAAATGCACACTCTTGATGAAGATGGACAGGTTACTCATTATGATGTAATGTTCTCTAATAAAATTATTAAGAATATTCCCGTTTCTTCTTTGGAGATTATCGAAGGAATGTTTCATGAGCATGTAATTAATGATGAGAAGAATAAAGAAGTATTTGAAGATCTTAAATCTCGTGAGCAAGTGCTTCAAAGAAAGCAGTTAATGTTAGATCGTCAGAAACTTCAGTTAAGACGTAGATCTCAGTCTATGAAAAAGAAAGAAGAGAATGGCGGAACTAATACTGATGCTCAAGCAAATGTAATCGCACAAGAATCAAGAGACAGAGCACTGGAATTAGTGAGGAAAAGCATCATAAAAAAGCACGGTAAGGGTGCTATCTATGACCCGAAGCGAGATAAACCCACTGAGGCAGACAAGAAAAAGGCTGCTGCAGAACGTCAAAAGAGACAAGTAGAGAAGAACAAAGCATTTGCTGCTAGAGCAAAGAAAGCGGGATACAAAAATCCACAAGATTATGCTAATGTAGTAGCAAGATATGGTAGTGAAGATAACTATCAGAAAGGTCGTGGATTGGGAACATGATGACATTAGTTAATGATCTTGGGGTTGACCCTCATGAGTGGTTTGTAGAAAATGATGGTTCAACTGGACCATTAATACCTCCTCCTTCCTCGAATCCTTTAGATAGTATGCCGATTGCTACTGATAATCCTCGTCCAGAAGAAGAAATAGCCGATTGGTTTACTGATAATCCGGATGAGAGTGATGAAATAGAAAAGGAGAAGACTATGCACCAGAAGATATATGAAATTGCTACGGGAGGATCTGAAAATTGTGATTCTGATATTTCCTGTAATATAGGAGGATCTGAGAATGCCAGCCGTCTCTAAAAAGCAACAAAGATTTTTTGGATATCTCTTGTCTAATCCAGAGGAGAGAAAGAAGAGGGGTATTAGTAAAAAGGCGGCTAAGGATTTTGCACAGGATATTCAGGAAGTATCACCTCCTGGATGGGGTCATACCAAGGCAGAGAAAGAAAAAACAAAACCTTGGAAACCTAAGTCAAAGATTGGTGGAACTGCCGCTGCCTTCAAAAGAGCACTAGATGATGGTAGATTCAAAGGACTTCCTGGTAGTAAAACCAAGAAGGAAAAGACTGCTGATATGTTTAAGTTGATGTGGTCTATGAAAAAGAAAGGTGACCATCCTCATTACAAACCTGGTACTGATAAGAAGTATAAGAAGTATCAAAAAGAATCTGTTGAGAATGGTAAAGTAGATTTAACTCTTAAGACTGGTGTTAATAATGTTTTGAAGGCGGATAGTAATAAACATGAAAGGGGATTACTTACTCAGGTGAATAAGGATGGTAGTTATGATGTAGCATATTGGTATGACAAATATAAAGCATACCCTGTTGAAGTAGAAATTGATGGGAAAACATGTGCTAAGGATGCTAAGAATATTCATATTAAGTTTCATCCTGAATTAAAAAAAGAAGATTGGAAACCTGAGATAGAGGTTATTGATACAAAGAAAAGAAAGAAGGATGCAGAGAAGAAAAGAAAAGAAGCAGAAGCGAGTCTACCACCACATCTAAAATTGGATGTGATGAAGAAAGCATTTGCATCTGAAGAAATTACTCCTAGTCCTAATGTGAGTAGGAAGGATAGAACCGCTATTGATAAAAGGTTTAAAGGTCTTTTTAAGAAAGATTTAAAAGGAACCGTAGCGGGGGTGAATGAAATGAAAGTTAGCCGCCTTAAAGATAATAAAGGTGCTGCTTCAAAGGTTATTGATGCTATGGTATCTGCTGCTCGCAGGGATAGAGAAGCGAGAGAGAAGCAAAGGGAAAAGAAAAGACCCAAAGCTCCTTATCAGATGTTGGCACAGGAGTATGTTCCTGAAAGTTATGTAAAAGATTATGAGAAATTAAAGAAGAAGATTGGTAGTAAAGAAAAACACGATAAACCTGCACTTCAGGAAGGAGATTTTAAATCTTTTATGGCAAGTTCACAAGCAGCCAAAGATAGGTTGGAGAAAAAAATTAAGGATCGTAAAGAAAAAGATGCCCAGTATATTGACACCAAAAAGAAAGGTGTCCGATTCTACGACAAACGCGGAAAAGGTCGTATTAGATCGGGTAAGAAGATTTACGACTAAATAAAACAACTTCATAATTTAATAGTATGGCAGATTTAGGACTGGATGCCTCACAGGAGACACGTATTACTGTGATGCAATTAAAAATAGAAAGACTTGAAGAAAAACAAGAAGAACTACGCGAAAGACTGAAAGTTGTAGAGAAATGGGTGATAGGTGCAGCTGCAGTATTAGCCGCTGGCACGACTGTCATAGGGTTTGCAACTAACATATCTAAGGCATATCTCTAAGATCATAGTTCTATAAATATTCATTAGCACAGAAATTCTACGGAAAAAACGACATGGCACTCTGGGGAAATAACGACAATGTGAGCGCACTTGGTGAGAGTGGTGCGGGTGTAGTATCACTGGATTATGATACTTTAACTATTACTGGAACGGGATCTAGTTTCGGTACTCCGGGGTATGCGAAGACTGGAGATGTAATAAGAATTGGTATGACAACCGATTCAGGAACTTATTTTGGTGATGCTGCCATTGTAGGTATTGCTTCCACTACTACACTCACCATTGCTTCGACGATGGGACTTAGTGGTGCTGCTATTGCTGATACTTCTTACCAGATAAGTGAGTTACCTCAGTATACAACTCTCCAACCATGGTACAGCATGGATTCTGATGTTAATAGAGAGGATCCGTCGAATCAAACTACTTTTATTGGAGCTGCCACTACTAATGTTGGTATAGGAACTAGTATTATAGCTCTCCAAAAACCCAATAATGCCGATTATCCTGCATTTGCATTGTGGGGAGAGGATATAATTCAAATTGGTGATACAATTGTAAATGACGGTAATAATTTAACAATTGTTTCTATTGGTACAGCGATGGTTACTGCTAACCATGCTTCTCCTGGTGCTGGTTATACAGTCTATGTTAATGGCGGTAATCAAGCTCTTCCAGGAATAGATGTGGGGGCTATTGTTAGGATAGGTACTGGTGGAACCGGTACCGGTTACGTCATCACTTCCTTGGGTAGTACCGGTATCACATTGGGATCCACTATTTCCCAAGCAATTTCTGCGGGTGCTGGATTAATGTTTGAAAATATGAATTGGGCTCAAGTGGATGCGGGAGTAACTGCTGGTATTAGCACTGATGATGAACTAGATATCCAGAGATATTATGGCGGAAACCATAAGAAAGTCTTTGGTGTTTCTGATAATGGTGCCACTGCTGCTGATGGTGGTCAGTATGAGACTGGTGCTGGTTGGGTTGGAGTTCAAACCTACTATGATAACGCAGGTAACTACCGTGTTAAGAAAGAGATTCTAGTCGCAATGTCTGGAATTACAACTGGTAACCAACCTGTTTATCCAACGGTTTCTTAATTCGTCGCTTAATATGATATGCTTTTTCATGAATTGAATGAGGGGAATTTTCCCCTCTTTGCTATTAAAAATTATGAAAATCCGCAAGCAGTAACCAAAGAAGATTTTGACAAAGATCTTAATCATTTTAAATATATTAAAAGGTTATTGAAACGGTATAAGAATACGGGTCAATTAAAGACTCATCTTCTTTTAAATCATTTTATTATTCTTTATAATATTTTTGGTGATGCTTGTACTCCAATGCTGTTCTATAAAATAGAACCTGATTTATGGCCAGCAATGAAAACCTTTGTTATATTCTTAGGTAAATTGCCTGAGTATCCTAAATCGGATATACATGATGTACAAGTAGATCTTTATTGCCTTTCAGAACTCTATAAGATTTACAATGGAAAAGAAGAAACTGGATTGGATAGTAAGCCTGATAAGGGAACAGATGATGACAACGGGTAGTGTACCCGGTAAACCTGGTTTTAGTAATAAAGCAAATGCAAAAGGACCAACCGCCGGATTCGATCCAGTAATAGGTAAGGTAGAAAAGAGAAAGAGACCACGATATATTTGGACTAAGGGTATAAGAAAGAATTGGAAGACGAGAAGTGAGAGTTAACGACGCTGTAATAGAAAGACTTGAAAAAGTAATTGATACCCTGAGTGAGAACTCTATTAAGATGGGACAGATGCTTGCTGTCCATGATGAAAAATTAGACAAACAGGACAGGATAGATGCAGTATTATTTGAGAAAGTGGAATCGGTTCATCGAGAGATCAACCGTCAGAGTGCGGAGATTAAAGCAGGATGTGAGAGAGATATTCGCAAGGTAGATGATAGACTCCGTGTAATGGAGAAAAAAATGTGGACAATTGCTGGTGCAATTGCTATTATAAGTTTTGTTGTAAGTCCAATTGGACAGAGGGTGGTAGGTTCTTTGTTGACGCAATCCTCATCCCCGACTATAATAGAAAGAACAAAATAAAATTTTGTAATGGATTTGGTGGATTCCAAATATGTTGGGTTAGTTTCCTCTCGTTTACTTAAATTTAAAAGAGTCAAAGCAGATTTATACAATTTTCGTTGTCCTATTTGCGGTGATTCAAAAAAGAGTAAGAGTAAGACTAGGGGATATTTTTATGCAATTAATTCTAATGTAAATTTTAGGTGCCATAATTGTGGTGCCTCGATGTCTTTTAATAATTTTCTTAAACAGATAGATCCTGTTCTCCAAAAACAATATACTATGGAGAAATTTAAGGAAGGACATTCTGGTGGAAGAAATTTTGTTGTTGAAGAACCAAAGTTTACTTTTGAACCACCTAAGTTTAAACCTAAATTAGATTTACCTAAGGCATCAGAGAATTCTGCTGCTAAGAAGTATCTAGAAAACAGGAAATTAAACCCAGATAAATTTTATTATACGGATAAATTTAAAGCATGGTCAAACTCTCAAAAACAGACGTTTGATAGTGTAAAATATGATGAACCGAGGATTATTATTCCTTTGTTCTATAAGAATACCTTTGTTGGATTTCAGGGAAGATCCCTTGGTCCTAGCAAGGTTAAATATATTACAGTGATGATTAATGATGACGCACCAAAGATCTACGGATTGGATCAAATCAGAAGAGGAGCTCCAGTCTATATTACAGAAGGACCATTCGACAGCACGTTCATTCGCAATAGCATTGCACTCTGCGGTGCAGACGGTGATGTTGGGAAGTGGGGTATTAGCAGTCCTACTTGGGTTTATGATAACGAGCCGAGGAGTAAGGAGATTACAACAAGAATCTCAAATACCATCGACAGAGGTGAGTCAGTTGTTATATGGCCATCAAATATCCATGAAAAGGACATAAATGATATGGTACTAGCTGGTCATGATGTTCAGTCTGTGGTAGAATCAAACATATATAATGGACTAGAAGCAAAACTTAAATTTAATACCTGGAAACGAATATGAGCAACGGCATCAAAGTCCACAAGAGAAATGGGAGTATTGAACCTCTCGACCTAGAAAAGATGCATAGAATGGTTGAAGAGGCAACCAAGGACCTTGCAGGGGTCTCTGCTAGTCAAGTAGAGATGAAGTCTGGTATTCAGTTTTATGATGGTATTACTACGGAACAGATTCAAGAGATTCTTATTCGTAGTGCTAGTGATCTTATTGATTTAGAGCATCCTAATTATCAATTTGTGGCAGCTAGATTATTACTTTTTGCTTTAAGAAAAAGCTTGTATGGAAAGATGAGAGATCTTCCTCATTTGGAAACCCACATCCTGACTTGTACAAGTGGTGAGGTTTATGATAAAGACATATTTAGTAAGTACTCGAAAGAGGAAATTGATAAAGTAAATAGTTGGATCGATCATGATCGTGACTTTTTGTTTACTTATGCAGGACTTCGCCAAGTAGTCGATAAATATTTGGTACAAGACCGTAGTGGAGGCGGTGTATACGAAACTCCACAGTTTATGTACATGATGATCGCATTGACGATCTTCGCAGAATATCCCAAAGAAAAGAGGCTTAATTATGTCAGACGATACTACGACGCAACAAGTAGACACAGAATCAACATCCCAACGCCGATCATGGCAGGAGTACGGACCCCTATTCGTCAATTTGCATCTTGCGTTTTGGTTGATATTGATGACACCCTCGATAGTATCTTTAGCTCTGATATGGCTATTGGCAAATACGTCGCACAGAGGGCTGGTATCGGTATTAACGCGGGGAGAATCAGAGGAATCAACAGCAAAATCAGGGGAGGAGAAGTACAGCACACAGGCGTGGTCCCCTTCCTCAAAAAATTTGAGAGCACTGTCAGATGCTGTACTCAAAACGGTATCAGAGGTGGATCGGCAACTGTCCATTTTCCTATCTGGCACCAAGAGATCAGAGACATCCTCGTCCTCAAAAACAACAAAGGAACCGAAGACAACAGAGTCAGAAAACTCGACTACTCCATCCAGTTAAGTAA